TGACGACGAACTGCGTCGGCGCATGCAGTCAGTGATGCTGGGAGTTTCCGAAGGAAAGCACCCAGACCACTGTACTCATTTGTTGCACTTGTGCACCTGTTTGAAAACGCGAATTAACAGGAACACGCATTTGTTGTTCATCCATTCCTTGTACCACATGGACCTCAAGAACTTGATTGACACCATGGTTGAACACAACATTGCCGCCTATAGTCTGCATCACATTTTCCTATCAGGAGAAAACACGATGTATGATGGCGAGTGCATTTACTCGAACGTGGCTGGAAATGTGACCATGCAAATTGGTCGTGATTCCCAGTACAATGACGTGGACCCTGCTGTGCTATTTGGTCCCGTTGTGACGAGCCATGGCGGCCAATACCGCTTGTCCCGCAAAGTGCTCCACACGTTCAAGTACACTGAAATTGTTTACTTTGCAGCAACTAGAGTGAACAATGTTGAACCCTTGCCAACTCGCATCGACATGTCCCTGTTCAACCGTGATGTAACAGGTGAACTTGGCGATCTTGAGTTCAAAATCGGCAGCGCGAATCCCGACCTCAAAGCGTTCACACCCCAAATGGTGTTTGTGGACATGGGAGCGCATAAGTACCGAGTCACTGGTGGTACGTTGTATCTTGAAAACAAGAACACTGTCGCACAAATTCCTCGAGCATTGTTCCACGAAGCGCACGCGCACATCGTTGGAAAACCCCGAGTCCCCAGTGAGTACAACCTGTTGTTGCAGTTCGTGAAACGGCAGGCCGGAAAGTATCGCATTCCTTTGGATCTGCTCGCCAATTCGGCGATAGCAGTTGCCTCCATTGCGTACTTTCATGACATCGACGTCGAAATCAACCAAATGGCGTATTTAGCCAGCCATGCTTCCGAGTATGCTGTCTTCAACTCGCTCTTGAAGTTCACGATGCCGGTGTCGCCGCCTCGCTCACATCTGTATGTCACCCTCCCCGTCATTGTTTTGACGGCCTGGTGGCGCGGATGCGGATTGAATCCATGGACCTACGTACGACAAGAAAATCGTTACGTTTTGGCCGCGTACGCGCTGTTCTATTTCCTGCGACGTCAACGACAGCAGGAGATGGTCTGGCATGCACACGAACCCTACACCTTGCGAGCACGGTGGAATGTGACCCCGAAAACGTTTTGGGGAATATTGCACTTTGTGTTCGAAACAATCAGAGGACAACCGGGAATTCGTTTGGACGTCTTTGAGGCAATCAGACAACTGCGCGGATTACCCACGCTCCTCCGTGAATGGATTCATTTCCATCGCCACGCCATTCCCTCAGCAATTCGCCACACTCTTCAAACATGGAAACAATCTCTCGTTCCATCGGTGTGGCTTCAACAATTGCGTGAAACACTTGCCAGTTGGAGGCCAAATTTCCCAACTGACATTGTTTCGAATTGGCGTGAATGGTTGTTTTGGAAAACCCAACAGTGGGCAGCCATGTTGTCTCGATTTCGTCTGTTCCGATCCGCATCGATTTGGGATTTGTTGTTCGTCCGATCAGCGCAACACGTTGCTTTTCTGACGCACACTCAACAGCAGATTAGTGAGATGACACCCACTGCTTTGAATTACATTGTCCTGCGCACGATGGGCCGCGCTTTCTTTGAAGAAGTTTTCAAACGCGTGACCCCGTGGTGGATTGTTCCCCCCTTCGAAATGCTTGCGGACCAGTCCGATAATTTGTTGTCACGAATGACGACTGGTTTTGTCATGCACTATATTTTCCGGCGTTGTAGTTTGGTGACGGGTGGTTTGCTCCACACCGTTTACAATCTGCTTATGCTTGTGCAAATGAAATCGAAGAATTCCACCAATGACGTCCTGCATCTCGTGTACAGAAGATACAGATACTTTCAGTTGGCCACGCGCACGACTGAGCGTATTTTGTATGGACACATCAACTTGCCGACCACCAACACCAAGGTAACGCACTATGAACCCATGGTTGGCGAGAATTATGCTTCCACATGGCCCATGCAGCCCGAGCCCGACAAATTCATTGTCAAGTACATTGAACACCCACCTCGCACAGAAACGGAGTTGGATGAAGTCAAACTCGAATATGTGAAGCATGTTGGAATCGCTTCGAGCCACGTTTTACCTGTCGTCTTCACAGACGACGTGAGCAATCAACTTCAATCATTGATCTTCAGGCAGTTGCGTCCTCTCAAACGAATACATTACGATGTGTGGAGAGACCAAAGATGGTACCTGAAACAACTGCCGAAAGCGGTAGAGCCTTTTGGATTTGATGAGTGGAATCAGCGATTCCCATCCGGACAACAAGCGTTGCAGATGATGGCCGCCACTAGTCCCACCATGAACTTCAAAGCTATTTGCGAACGGAGTAGCATGATGGTGAAAGTTGAGACGGCGTTTGGATCAATTGGCGTTGATGGCAACAAGTTTGCATCTAAGCCTCCGCGCTGTATCATCGCCCACAACGAACACTACAATGCCACCATGGGACCGCACTTTTGGACTTACAACAAAGTGTTGTCTACCGAGTGGCATAGTGGGCATGATTTGTTCTATGCATCTGCGACGACCCCTTCCATAATCGGCGAATGGTTTCAGCGCCACCATGAACGTGGCGCAACTTTCGTCGAATGTGATGCCAAGTTTTACGATAGTTCGTTCACGGACGAGCATCGTCAACTTGAGGCCCAGATCTTGTTCAGTGACAACTATCTACGCAAGTGCTACCTGGCAGCAGGTCGTAAGCGTGGATACACTAAGAAGCATGTATATTACGAATTTCGTCAAAGGCGTGCCTCCGGTGCTCCTGAGACGTCGGCCATGAACAGCCTCTTCACCGGCATTGTCGTGATGACTTTGCGCAGAGTTTATGACGTCGTGACCCATGCTATCTTGTGTGGCGACAATTCTTGTTTTGCCATTTACGGGTCAACTGAACACATCTTGGAGAAGATCATGGATTGTTATGATCGTTGGGCATTCACAGCAAAACCTCGCATTTGCACAGGAATGTACGATGTCGAGTTTTGTTCTTGTGCAATTTGGCCCACCGATCTAGGGATGCGTGCCGGAGTCAAACCCGGGCGCTTCTACGCTAAAATCGCATGGTCATGTAAACAAGAGAATACCCACTGTTTGCGACAATATTTGGTGGGTAGTTTGAAATCGCAGCATCATTATGCTTATCATGTTCCTATGGCATATGAACTCATTCTCTGCTATCGACGCCTGCTTGTAGGTGTCGAAGCGAAGTTTGAGGACAAATATGAGCGATTTTCCATGGAAATTGATGAGAATGCTCCTCCCACTTTGGAGGCATATTCTCTGTTTTGTGAACGTTACGACGTCACAATGGACATTATTCAGGACTTTCAGTCCTTGTTGGACGAGATCACACACCTGCCACTGATCATCAACCATGAGTTGATTGATGCGGTGGTGGCCGTGGATCTTTAGTCCATACCCATTGCGCTCCGAC